CTTGGGCGCCATCCGGCACGGTGCGCCGAGGCCTAGAGCCGCTGCGAGCATTGCGTCGGCGCCCCGAAACGGCCCATAAAGGCGCCGCGCGGGCGTGGCGGAACGGTAGACGCCAGGGACTTAAAAGCTACCGCGCGGTCGCTGCAATACCTCAACTACCCATCTAAAGCCTGAAAACACTGGCGTTACGGCGCCGGTTTGAGCCCTCCCGCGGTCGCTGCAATATTGCAGTAGATTTAGCGGGAGCGCTCCCCTGTGGCAAAACCCCAGCCAACTTGGAGCAAGTATGACCCTCACCGCTCAGATCGAACGTGAAAACCACATGGCCGCCGAGGGCGCCCGCCGCGTCCGCAAGGGCGTGGAAAAGGACATGGCCAGAGGCGCCGCCGCCGAGACACCGGCTGGCGTGGTCCTCATGAAGCGGTGCGTCGGACCCGTATCCGATGCCATCCGGGAGTTCGTCCAGGGCGCCTTCACCAAGAAGGGCGCCGGGCGCCGCAATAGCGTGGCGGTCCACCTTCAGGACGTAGACCCCGACCTCGCCGCGTTCATCGCGGTCAAGGAAGCCCTAGGCGGGGCTAGCCGCCATCTCTCCCTCAAGACCACCGCTATCAACATCGCCCACCGGCTGGAGCTGGAGCTTCTGGCCAATCGGTTTGAAGAGGCCAACGAAGCCCTGTACCGGGCGATCATCCGTAACGCCAAGGCCCGTGGCCTCGCCCCCGAACGCCACGCCAAGGCGGTCCAGCTCGCGGCTAGCAAGTTCGGCATCGCGGACACCAAGTGGACCCCGACCGAGCGCGTCCACATCGGGACGAAGCTCGTGGAGCTTTTCGCCGAGACCGGAGGCCCCGTGGAGCTGGAGCGCGTCCAGGAAAGCAAGACCAGTAAGCAAATCCGTCTGAAGCTCACCGAACGGGCCGATGAGTGGTTCAAGAAGCACAACACCGCCGCGGGCCTCGCCCGACCCCTGTACCTCCCCGCCGTGTGCCCGCCCAAGCCCTGGACGGACGTGGTGGGGGGCTCGTATTTCTCGCCCGCCATCCGGGAGCGCTCGGTCATCTCGCGGTCGTTCCCCGGCCAGCTCGACCTACTCCGCATGGGCGACATGAGCGTGGTCTACGCCGGGCTCAACGGGCTCCAGGAAACCCCGTGGCGGATCAACCGGCGCGTCTTCGCGGTCATGCAAGAGGCTTGGGACAAGGAACTCCCAATGCCCTGCATCCCGCCGCAGTCCGATGAGCCGATCCCGGCGACGCCCCCGGAAGTGGAGGCCGCCGAGAAGGGTAGCGACGTGCGTAAGGCGTGGCGTAATACCGTCCGCCCGATCCACGAGCGCAACCGTGAGCGCCGCTCGCGTCGTTTCGAGTTCGCTCGTGGGCTGGACATCGCGAAGGACAACCTGGAGCACGAAGCGATCTACTTCCCGCACCGCTGCGATTTCCGCGGCCGGGCCTACGCGGCGGCCACCACACTCAACCCACAAGGGCCGGATGAGATCAAGGCGTTGCTGGAGTTCGGCGAGGGCAAGCCCCTTGGCGAGCGCGGCGTGTTTTGGCTCGGCGTTCACGGCGCGAACCTATTTGGCAACGATAAGGTCAGCCTCGACGAACGCTTTCAGTGGGCCGCCAAGCACTGGCAAGCGGCGGTATCGGTCGCCCGTAATCCTCTGAGCAATCAGTGGTGGACGGAGGCGGACAAGCCGTGGAGCTTCCTCGCATGGTGCTTTGAGTGGGCGGAAGCGAGCGACGATTACGTCTCGCGCCTTCCCATTGCGCTCGACGGCTCGTGCAACGGCATCCAGCACTACTCGGCGATGCTCCGGGACGAAGTGGGCGGCGCTGCCGTCAACCTCATCCCCGGCAAGAAGCCGAGAGACATCTATCAGACCGTCGCCGATGCCGTGAAGGCCAGCATCGCCAAGATCGTGGAGGACGACGAACACCCCGAGCACAACACCGCGTGGGGCTGGCACCACTTCCCTATCGACCGCAAAGTCACCAAGCGGCCGGTCATGGTGCTTCCCTACGGCGGCATGTTCAAGTCGTGCATGGAATACGTCGCCGAGGCCGTCCACGACAAGGTGAAGGGCGGGGCTGAGAACCCCTTCGGCGATGAGCTACGCCCGGCATCGGCGTGGCTGGCGAAGCGCGTATGGGAGGGCATCGACGATACCGTTGTCGCCGCCCGTGCCGCTATGTCATGGCTCCAGAAGGTCGCGCGGATCACGAGCAAGCACGGCGTCCCCCTCACCTGGACGGCGCCGAGCGGGTTCGTGGTGCGGCAGCATTATAGGAAGGTGCGTGGCAACTTGATTGAAACCCGGTTCAACGGAAAGGTTATTTCGTTCCGAGGGAGCCAACCCACGGATGAGATCGACGACAACCGGCAAGCGTCCTCGGTCGCCCCTAACTTTGTCCACTCTATGGATGCGGCGGCGATGATGCTGACGATTGCCGCTTGTCGCGAAGCCGGGCTCCGGTCCTTCGCAATGATCCACGACAGCTACGGCACACACGCCGCGGACACCGACAAGCTGGCCGCGATCCTCCGTGACCAGTTCGTAGAAATGTACCTCGCTCACGACGTGCTCGCCGAGTTCGAAGCGTCGGTTCGCGCCGCGCTTCCCGAAGGCACTGAGCTGCCGCCCCGTCCCGAGACTGGCCACCTGGATTTGGAAGCCGTGAAGGACAGCGCGTACTTCTTTGCCTAGATCGTCCTATTAAGTGGACTTTCCCGTTAACGCATCAATTAACCTGCCTATTTGGAACGAACCCTTTCGGAGATCACTCACGATGAAATCGCAGATCACCATTCGGAAAGGCGCCGCCTTCAACGACGTGACCATCGTCACTCCGAAAGGGAAGACGCTCTACTTCGACCTCTCGACAATGACGCGGCCCGAGCGTTCGAAATTCCACTCTCAGTTCATGGCCGCGTATCGGAAAGAGAACCCTATGCGACCACGCACTGTGGAGGCGCGGGCTTGAAGTCCACGTTCTCCTACGACGGCTTTGCGAATGCTTCCCCCGCGGAAGTGTCGCAAGCCGCCGTCGCGGTCATCAACGTCGTCCAAGAGAGCCAAGCGCACGTCCAAGCTCACGCTGTGGCGATTGCCTTCCTCATCATGTGCGACCGTTACCGCATCGAACCGCAGACCGTGTTCACCATCGTCAAGAACCTCATGGCTAGCGCCGAGGCCGGGCACTCGAAAGAGTACCGCGCCCTCATCGACTACGTGACGCACGAGCTGAACCAGGAATGAGTTGCGGCAAGTCCGTGGCTCTCAGACTTCACGCCGCGATCCTTCTCATGAAGCGCAGCGAACCCCTACCACTCGATCTTGAAACGTACCTCATCGCGCACGGCATTGACGTTGCCGCGCTCGATGCGAAGTACCGCAACTAGGAAAGACATTTGGCGAAAGAAAAGAAGCCGAAGCGGATCACGCACAACTCCCCGAAGGGCGTGTTCTCTTGGCCGAAGCTGAACGAAGTCGATTACGGCACCGAGAAGTATCCTGTTAAGGATGGCCAGTACGTGGTCAATCTCGTGGTCCCCGCCGCCGACAAGGCGACGAAGGCATTCATCAAGCTTCTGGAGCCGCTGTGGCGCGAAGCGCTGGAGGAAGGCAAGCAGAAGTTCGGCGAGCTGAGCGTTGCACAGCGCAAGAAGCTCAAAGCCGTGACCGAGAACCCGTTCTTCACGGAAGAGTTCGACCAGGAAACCGAAGAGCCGACCGGCAACATCATCTTCAAGTTCAAGATGGCCGCGTCGGGCAAGTACCGCGAAGGCCGTAAGGCTGGTCAGACGTGGACGGCGAAGCCGAACGTGTTCGACGCCTCGGGCGAGCTTCTCAAGAAGCTGCCTTCGATCTGGAGCGGCACGGTAGGTAAGGTCGCCTTCTACACGCGTCCCTACTTCATCGACGGTAGCGGCGCCGCTGGCCTCACACTGGCTCTTAGCGCCGTGCAGATCATCGACCTTGTGAGCGAGGGCGAGCGTTCGGCTGGCTCGTATGGCTTCGGCAAGGAAGAGGGCTACAAGGCCGAAGACAACGAGGACGACGAGACCTCGGATGAGGATGAGAACGACGACGACACGAGCGACGAAGGCGGCGACGCCGACAGCTCGGATGGGGACGACGCCGACTTCTAGTGGCGTTTCCCAAACGTAAGGCTAAGCGCCCGGTTTCCGCTGAAGAGCGGGGCCGGGCCGCTGGCTACCGATCTGGACTTGAAGACGCCAACGTCGCTCATCTTGAAGCGCACGGCGAGCCCGTCTTCTACGAGCAAGCGACCATCAAGTACGACGTGCCCGCTCGCGGCGCCAAGTACAAGCCCGACCTCCCGCTCCGTAACGGTATCATCGTGGAGACGAAGGGCCGCTTCGTGACTGCCGACCGGCAGAAGCACAAGCACATCAAGGAACAGCACCCCGACCTGGACATTCGGTTTGTCTTCTCAAATCCGAACAACACCATCGGGAAGAAATCCACGACCACTTACGGCATGTGGTGTGAGCGCCTCGGCATCCCTTACGCCAAGAAGCTCATTCCGCTGGAGTGGATCAAGGAAGCCCCGTGCCTCAAGCGCCTACGCGCACTCAAGAAGGCAACGGGATGGGAACCACCGTCAACCTCATAAGGAACCGACACATGGCATACCGCACCATTGGCCCGAAGTCTCAGACCGAGCTTCTCAAGGACCACTTCATGACCAAGCCGAGCATCTCCGGCCACGAGGCCCGCGGCATGTACCGCATCGACAGCCTCCCGCGCCGCATCCTCGACCTGGAGACGCAGGGCCACAAGTTCTTCAAGGAACCGAAGCGTGACCAGACCGGCAAGCGCTACACCCGCTACCACTACCTCGGCCAAGGCTTCGTGGAACAGCCGACGAGCACGGCGGCCAACTTCACGGGCCTCTAATGCTCGGCATCTGGATCGCGGTCATCGCACTCGTCTTGTCCGTGGGAAACGTAGGCGCCGCTAGCTTCGGCGGCGGCGGCTTCCGTTCCTTCTCGGCACCGCGCGTCTACTCCGCGCCGCGGATCACCACGCCTTCGTACACGCCGAGCATCCGGCCCGCGGCTCCCGCCGTGAAGCCGACTGCCCCGGTGCCCGTCAAACCGACCGTGCTCCCCGTGGCGCCTCCAGCCCCCGCGCTGAAGCCCCCGGCCGCAGTCGGTACGCCGAGCTACTCCAGCCCCGCCCCGAGCACGACCAGCTCGTGGTTCTGGTGGTGGTGGTTGTTCTCGACGACGCACGACGACGACAAGAGTGACGCCAAGCGAAAGTGACAGCGAGCTAGTTGAGAAAGGGCCGTGCGATAAGTGCGGCTCTTCCGACGCTTGCGCCCTCTACGACGACGGCCACACGCATTGCTTCTCGTGTGGCGTTCACACCCCGCCAGACGGCGCGGAACTCAAACCCAAGCAACGGAGGAAAATGGCGGCGGGACTACTCCCCCAAGGTACGCCTAAAGAAATCTCGTCCCGCGGCCTCACTCTCGCGACCTGCAAAAAGTGGGGCTACACGTTCGGTAAGCTCGGCGTCGATCCCGTCCAGATCGCAAACTACCGCGACGACGCCGGGAACATCGTCGGTCAGAAGGCCCGCACCAAGGACAAGGACTTCAAAGTCCTCGGTTCGATCAACGGCCTTCTCTACGGCAAGCATCTCTGGCGAGCGAAGGGTAAGCGCGTCTTCGTAACCGAAGGCGAAATCGACGCCCTCACCGTGAGCCAAGTGCTCGGTCACAAGTGGCCAGTCGTGTCACTCCCCAACGGAGCGCAAGGTGCCCGCAAGGCCCTCGCCGCGAACCTGGAGTGGCTCAACGGCTTCGACCAAGTGACCCTTGTGTTCGATATGGACGATCCGGGACGTGACGCGGCGGCCGACTGCACATCGCTCTTCCCTCCGGGGAAGCTCAGCGTGGCGGCGCTGCCCCTCAAAGACCCGAACAAGATGCTCCAGGACAACCGCACCGAAGAGCTGATCGAAGCGCTGTGGGGCGCGAAGCCTCATCGTCCCGATGGGCTCAAGACCGTTGGCGACGTTCGCGACCGTATCTTTGCGAACATTACGACGGACCTCACATGGTTCGATGAGCGCTTGAACGCCATCACGTATGGCCGTCGCTACGGCGAGTGCGTCGCGTTCGGCGCCGGTACTGGCGTGGGCAAGACGACGTTCCTCATGCAACAGCTCGCACACGACATCCAAGCTGGTCACAGCGTGGGCGTGTTCGCGTTTGAGCAAGACGTGGGCGAGACCGTGCGCCTCGTGGGCGGACAGATCGCTGGCAAGACGTTCCACATACCAGACGGTTCGTGGACCGACGAAGAGCTTCACGCCGTCGTGGACAAGCTGGAGGCCGACAACCGCCTCCACCTGTACGACCACTTCGGCGCTTGCGAGTGGGACGTTGTGAAGGAACGCATCCGCTACCTTCGCCACGACTTCGGCGTTCGCATCTTTCTCGTCGATCATCTCACGGCACTCGCTGCCGCGGAGGACAACGAGCGCACTGGCCTTGAGCGGATCACCGCTGAGATCAGCTCGCTCGCGCAAGAGTTGGGCATCTGGATCGGCGTCGTCTCGCATCTCGCCACTCCCGAGGGCAAGCCCCATGAGGAAGGCGGTCGCGTCATGATCCGCCACTTCAAAGGCTCCCGCGCCATCGGCTTTTGGATGCACGAAATCTACGGATTGGAGCGCAACCAACAGGCCGACGACGAGACCGAGAAGCGACACACGATCATCCGCATTCTCAAGCATCGCAAGGTGGGCCGCACAGTCGGCTCCACGTTCCCGATCACCTACGAAGACAGCACCGGCCGCTTGATCCCCGCCGACGACGCGGACGACGGCCCCGCTGACAACCCGTTCAAGTCAGCCGAAGGAGAAGACTTCTGACCGTCGCATTAGTTCTCGGCGGCGAGCATCACGGGCGACACATCAACATAGGGAAGCGAAGCCACGGCGACACGTACTACCTCCCGATCTTGGAACCCCTGAACCCTTGGTGGCACGAAGCCGATGAGCCTCAAATGCTCACGCATCGTATCGCCGAGTATCGCATCCACCAATTCTACTGCGGCCCCAACACCTACACCGCATTGCTCCCGTCCGAAGTCCGGTACGGCGATGCAATGCTGCACGTCTTGGAACTCGCCGCGCAAGCCAAACCCAAAACATAGGAGAAACCCCTTTGGGCTTCTTGGAAGTTCTCTGCCTACTGTTCGTCGTCCTCAAGCTCGTCGGCGTCATTACGTGGTCATGGTGGCTCGTGTTCGCGCCGCTGTACCCCGCTGTCCTCGTGTGGTTCGGCATCGCGCTCTGGATCGGCACCATCCTTTGGGATGAGAAGCGTTGACAGGCGGAGACGCTATTCTTCTTGGCATCTTGATCGCGCTACTCATGCCGTTCGCGGCGTTGCTGTTCTCCAAGTGAGTTGGATGCAGTTCGGCCCGCACCCCTATGAGATTGGCTCACGCCAAGCTCCGGGGGTTACGGTCATGCACATCGCCCACGCGCTATCACGCATCAATCGCTTCACCGGCCACACGCGGGAGACCATCTCAGTCGCCCGTCACAGCGTGTACGTCTCGAAACTTCTCGACATGGACCCTCTCGTGGCCATGTACGGGTTGGTTCACGAGTTGCACGAGACCGTCGTCAACGACATCTCGCAACCCGTCAAGGCGGCACTCGGCTACATGGGGATGAAGCGCCTTCGCAAGATCGCCGACGCCGCGGACACTGCCCTCTACGAAGTGGTGGGCGTTCCGTACCCGGTCCCGAAGGACATCAAGGCCCTCGTGAAACGCGCCGACAACGCGGCAGTGCTCGCCGAAAAGCGAGACCTCATGCCGGAGTGTGATCGGCCGTGGAACATGGTGCCCGGCTATCCGGCATCGGTGACAGCTCTGCCCACCCTCCACCGTGGGGAAGACACAGAGCTATTCCTCGACCGCTACGTTGAACTCTCGCGCATTCTGGAGATCACACCGAAGCAATGGGAAGCATCCGCCACTTCGTAATCCAGGTTCGTCCTGACAACAAAGCCACGCTGATCGGTGAAGTCCCCGACATCGACAACGCTCCCGCCACCACCGACGACTGCACCGTCTACGTCCTCAAAGTCTATCTCTTTGCGGGCGCTGAGATGTGGGTAGTCGATTACCTCGGCAACTGGTGGAAGCACCCGCACGGAACCCCTCTCACACATTGGAACAGAGACAATGCAGAATGAAGTGGCCGTCACGGCCCACGACCTCACCGGCACGAACGACCTATCGGGGTTCGCGGTGGAAGAGCTTCACGTCATGCTTGGTGCTATTCGCCTCGCGGGCGATCTTCGAAAGGCCGCCTTCGGTCAGACGTTGGGAGACACCCTCGGCTACATCGACCTCGTTGCCGACATGGCAGAGACCGCGACTGAAGACGTTATCGCGGAGGCCATTGCTTTGACTGAGGCCGAGATCAAGACGCGTCTGAACGCCTAGTGCCAAGTTTCGTTCGGGCTCTCGCGGAGCTTGCTGAGTTCGCTGCAAAGGCGGATGCAGCTCCGCGGGAGCCACGCGACATACGCATCTCAATCACGTTCAAGCGCTACGAAGATCGTTGTCGCTTCCTCCACGAGATCATGCGGGAGATGCCCCGCCCCGAGTATCTTCGTGATCCGCGCATTCGCGCCGACGTGATCGTCTTCAACGGCATCGAAGTCCGCATCCCCGACTAGATGACCGGGCGTTACGTCTTCGACTGTGAGACTAACGGCCTCCTACAACAGCTCGACCGGCTCCACTGTCTCGGCCTCAAAGACCTAGACAGCGGTAAGTATCATTCGTTCGCAGATCAGAAGGGCCATCGCCCGATCCGCGAAGGCGTGGAGATGCTCAACTCGGCCGAGCTGCTAGTCGGCCACAACATCATCGGCTTCGACATCAAGGCGCTCCGCAAGGTGTACCCTTGGTTCGCGCCGAAGGCCCAGCTCCGCGACACCCTTCTCATCGCGAAGCTCTTCTGGCCCCACATCAAAGATACCGATTGGGCACGGGCCGCGAAGGGCCAGCTCCCCAAGAAGTACATCGGCCGTCACTCACTCGCGGCGTGGGGATACCGCATCGGCGTCCTCAAGACCGAGTACGACGGCGGATGGGATGCGTGGACGCCTACCATGCACTCGTACATGGGCGACGACGTAACGGCCACGTCGGCGCTTCTGGAGCGCATTGAAGCCAGAGCTAACAAGCTCGGCTTGCCCCTCTACGACGCGAACCCCAAGCCCGGCGCAGACTGCATTGAGCTTGAGCACCGCGTCGCCGAGATCGTCGAAAAGGTCATTGAGCACGGCTTCGCCTTCGACAAGGCAAAGGCCACGAAGCTCTTCGCCAAGATCGCTACACGGAAGGCCGCGCTTGAAGCTGACCTAGCTCGCGTCTTCCCGCCGAAGACCGTCGAAAGCATCTTCGTTCCTAAGAAGAACAACAAGAAGGTAGGCTACGTGAAGGGCGTTCCTTTCACGAAGCGCAAAGTCGTCCCGTTCAAGCCGTCCTCCCGCCGCCACGTATCCGAGCGCCTCATCAAGCTCGGCTGGCAACCGGAGGCATACGGTAAGGACGGCTACCCGACTGTTGACGACGACATCCTTCGCGCACTGCCGTACCCGCAAGCTGGTGTGCTTGCCGAGTTCTTCCTCGTAGACAAGCGCCTCGGCATGATCGCCAACGGTAAGGAAGCGTGGCTCAAGCACGAGACCAACGGCCGGATCAGAAGCCAGATTGATAGCCTCGGCGCCCACACCGGGCGCATGACGCACAAGAAGATCAATCAGGCTCAAGTCCCCGGCCTCATCGACAAGAAGACCGGCAAGCCCGCGCCCTACGGGGCCGAGTGTCGCGAGTGCTTCAAGGCCGATGACGGTTACGTGCTCGTTGGCTGTGACGCCGACGCGTTGGAACTCCGCGACCTCGCTGGATACATGGCCCGCTTCGACGGCGGCGCCTACATCGAAACCGTACTCCGGGGCGACAAGTCCAAGGGTACGGACATGCACACCATCAACGCGAAAGCGTTAGGGTGCAGTCGCGACGTGGCGAAGATTTACTTCTACGCGATGATCTATGGCTCCGGCGACAAGAACCTCGCCGTGATCCTCGGCTTCAAGGGCACCGACAAGTTCCTCCGCAAGAAAGGCGCGGAGAGCAAGGCGAAGCTCATGAAGGCCGTGCCCGCCCTCGGCAAGTTGCTGAAGGCCGTCGCGAAGAAAAAGGTCGAAGTCGAACGCGTCATCAAGGGCAAGAAAGAGAAGCTCAAGGTCATCCGTATGCGCGGCCTCGACGGTCGCCCGCTGGAAAGCCGGTCAGAGAACGCAGCGCTCAATACGTTGCTTCAGTCGGCCGGTGCGATCCAGATGAAGCGCGGCCTCGTGATCCTCTACGACGACCTCATCGCCAAAGGCTGGACCTTCGGCAAAGAGTTCTCAATCGTCGCACTCGTGCATGACGAGTGGCAGACCAACGTGCTGCCGCACCTTGTCGAAGAGTACGGCGAGACAGCTTGTGAAGCGATCCGCAAAGCGGGCCGTTACTATTCTTTCCGCTGCCCTCTTGAAGCTCAGTATAGCTCCGGGGCGAATTGGAAAGAGACGCACTAATGCGCGGCCACATCTACGGCATCGTGCATCCGCAGTTCCCCGGCTACGTGAAAATTGGGAAGGCGTCCTCAGTTGCGAGGCGCCTTTCTCAATACAACACCGGAGACCCCTACCGCCGTTATGACGTGGCGTTCGTCATCACAGCAAAGAACTATCACCGCGCCGAACTCATCGCTCACAGACTTCTAAACGGCTACCGCGTCCTCGGAACGGAATGGTTCCGCATCGCGCCCGAAGAGGCATGTGCGCTCATCGTCAACAAGCTGGAGGAATGATGCTGGAGATCACCCCCGAAGAGGCGTTCGCAATGCGCCTTCGCGCCAAGTACGGCATCGCTCAGCCGATGGCCCCGCCCACTGAGGCGGACAACGACGACTACCCGGAACTACTAGCCACTCGTGCCGCCTACCTGAACCGCGGCGAACCCGACGAAATCGAAAAGGACAACGACGAATGAGCAATTTCAAGCGCCCGAGCACCGAAGCAAAGCTGGAGTGTGACGAGTACCGGCGCGACTATCTCACGGTCAGTAAGGGCGAGTTCAGCTCTGACCGGATTACTTTCGCCATGCTATCGTCTGACCTCGTTGTCGAGACGGTGACGGTAGACAAGGCGTCGGCCCGCGAGTTCGCCGAGTACATCTTGGAACTCACGAGCGAGTTCTGAGGAAGACCAGCCTCATCATCGACGCTGACGGCCCCGCTTGGAAAGCTGCCGCGGCGGCACAGACGACATACTGGTGGGATGACGAGACCGCTTCCGTCGTCCTCGACTTCGCGAAGGCCAAGGAAATCTTCACCGACTTCTTGGACCGCTATCGCGAAGCCGTCGATGAGAACGCGGAGCTGGTGCTCTGTTTCTCATGCCCATCGCGCCACTACTTCAGACACGACGTTCTCGCGGGCTACAAGGCGAACCGCTCAGCGGCTACGCCTATTGGTCTCCGCAAGCTGAAGGATTGGATCAACACACAGTACGACACAAAGACCAAGCCGAACCTTGAAGCCGACGACGTGGTGGGCATCCTCGCCACTTCGCCGAAGCTCATCAAGGGGCGCAAGATCATCGTGTCGATGGACAAAGACCTCCAGCAAATCCCCGGCGAGCACCTTAACGGGAGTAGGCCGGAGGAAGGCACGTTCCGCATCACGTCCGAGTTCGCCGAGCGCTTCCGTTGGATGCAAGTCCTCACCGGAGACAGCACGGACAACTACGCCGGTCTCCCCGGCTGTGGCCCCGTTGGTGCAACGAAGGTCATCGCCAGTGCGCGTCCCGATGAACCGCTCAGCGACGTAGTTCTCGCCGCGTACCTCAAAGCCGGATTGACTAAGAGCGACTTCGCGCAACAGACGAACGTCGCAACGATCCTCACAGCAACCATGTACGACTTCAAACGCAAGGAACCCATCCTCTGGCCAGCAACGTAGACAAGACCCTCGCAGAGCGCGGAGAGCGCTATGGTGACTTCGCCGGTCACGCCAAGATCACTCAGTCCCTCAAGGCCGTCTTCATCGACAGCCCGAAGTATCGCGTCCTCACGGACAGCATGAAGGAAGCCCTCGACATGGTGGCCCACAAGATCGGGCGCATCTTGAACGGCGACCCGACGTACACCGATAGCTGGCACGACATCGCCGGTTACTCCAAGCTCGTGGAAGATGAGCTGAGCGCCGCCCCGACCAATGAGGCGATCACCGGCCTCATCGAGACCGCCGCTAACGTGAAGCCGAATGTTCCGAAGCTCATTGCAGCTCGTGACGCCCTGGACGCCGCGCCTGTCCCCGCCGAGAAGTCGGTCCTCGTGGTCGAAGCGCCCGCCGCTGAAGCTCCGGCCCCGGAAGCTCCGGCCGCCCCGGCTGTGATCCGCGTGTCGCCGGTCGCCCCGGCCCCGAAGGCTCCCGCTAAGTGAGCGGAGCCCGCATCAACCGTGCCCCTTCTGCCACACCGGCAGAGGGGGTAACGGGCCAGAATAGTCAGCACACAAATAACCTGCTTATTTGGACCCCTCCAATCTGCCCACCCCTGGATCAATCTCTGATTGATTACTTACGGGCCGTATTCCCGCTCAAGCTTCAGCGGACACAGGATTTGCGCGACTATGACGCGCTCCGCGGACAACACGAGTTGATCGCGCACCTAGAAGGGGTTTTCCGCCAGCAGAACCCATAAGGCTATGTGCAGCTCTAAATCACCCGCACCAGCTCCAGCTCCGGCACCGGCCCCGCCGCCCGCCGCAGAGGCGCCAACCGCGCCCGTCGTCAACGAGACGGCAGCTTCCGAGCGCAACACCCTCACGTCCGGTAAGAACGGGCGCAACTCTCTCCGCATCGACCGCACGAACACGGCTTCCGGCTCCAGCGGTCTCGGCATCCCGACCGCCTAATGTGCTTCGGGAAGTCTAGTGATCCGTTCGCGGCAGCTCGCGTCCAGCTACCGGCCCCGGCCGCCACGCCCGACGTGATCCCGGCTGACAAACCGGCCGCCGCTCCCGAACCGACACCGAAAGCTACGCCGACGACGCGGACCACCGCCGCAAGCACCGGGCTCAACCTCCCCACCGTATGAGTGAGAAGGTAGACCTCCCGGACGCGATTACCGCAGCAGGACGCTACAAAGAACTAGAGCGCGACCGCCAGCCGTACCTCGACCGAGGGCGCGAATGCGCAGCACTCACCATCCCCTACGTTCTCCCGCCCCAAGGTCACAGCGCATCCGCGAAACTGGCAACTCCCTACCAGTCACTCGGCGCTCGTGGCGTCCAGACGATCACGTCTAAGCTGCTACTCTCACTCTTCCCCGGCGTCCCGTTCTTCAATTACAAGATGGACGATCAGGTCATCCAGAAAATGGGTGCCAAGCGCGGAGAGTACGAGAAGGCCCTCTCGTCACGCGAACGTGCGACGACGACAGAACTCGACACAAGCGTCTTCCGCCCCGCTGCCTACACCGCTTTGCAAGGCGGCGTCGTGTGCGGCAACGCGTGTCTCTACATTCCCGCCAAGCAAGACGAACGCGCTCAGTCGTTCCGTCTCGACCAGTTCGTCACTCGCCGTGACGCCTCAGGCAATCTTCTTGAGTTCGTCATCCACGAGATCATGGACCTCGCTTCCGTCCCCGACTACGTGCGCGACGCGATCATCGCGAGCGAAGAGTACAAGGAAAAGAAGCCGCTCGAAAAAGCCGACGTGGACCTCTTCACGCACGGCTATCTCAATGGCGACACCGGCAAGTGGGAAGTCTATCAGGAAGCCGCGGGTTTCTACATCGCGGGCTCCGAAGGCTCGTACAAAGTCGGCGAACTCCCCTACGTATTCTTCGTCCTCAACCTCCAGCCCGGCGAGCACTATGGCCGCGGGTACGTTGAAGCCATCCTCGGCGACCTCGACAGCCTTGAAGCGCTCTCTGAAGCGCTCGTAGAAGGCTCCGTTGCTTCCGCGCGAATTGTCTTCCTCGTGAACCCTGGAGGCACGACTTCCCTACAAGTCGTCACCAAGGCCAAGAACGGCGACGTGGTAGCCGGTGACGCCAACGACGTGACATCCATGCGCGTCGAAAAGGCGAACGACCTATCCGTCGCGAAGTCACAAGCCGAAGAGATCGGAGCGCGTCTCGCACAAGCCTTCCTCTTGCACTCCGCAGTGCAGCGAGCGGGCGAGCGAGTGACCGCCGAAGAAATCCGCTTCATGGCGTCCGAACTCGACGACGGTCTCGGCGGCATCTACACGCTACTCGCCGCAACGCTTCAGCTCCCGTGTGTCCGGCTCTTTGAGCGACGCATGGAAAAGCGCCTCGGCAGCTCGCCACTCCCTAAGGGGATGGTACAGCCCGTCATCGTCGCTGGCCTTGAAGCCATCGGCCGTGGCCACTCTCAGCGCAACCTCACGATGTTCGTGAAAGAGATCGTCGCGGTGCTCACACCCGAGATCGCGATGAAGTATCTCAAGCCCGAAGAGCTAATCGCTCGCTCCGCTGCCGCCTACGGTATCGACACCGAAGGATTGCTCCCTTCCGAGGACGACCTTGCGCAGATGCAGCAGCAAGAACAGCTCATGATGCTGCTAAAGCAATTCGGCCCCGAGGCTATGAAACAAGGCGGCGGCCTTGCGCAGACTGCGATGCAGACTGGCGCCACTGACGCACCCCCTCCCCAATAAGGACACTACATGGCTAAAGCCAACTCACTCCCCGACGACCTTGCCAACCTCCCGGCAGCGTCGCCAGAAGCGGAAGCCGCCCTCGCTGGCGAGCCCGCAACTCCCGTACCAGCCGCTCCGGCCCCCGCGCCAGAGAAGGCATCTGCCGCCGCGAAGGCTGGCGTAGACAATATTGCCGCCGAGCGTGAGGGCACCGCTGCCGTCCCCGGCACGACCAAGTACGTCTACGGCAACGCATCCGTGACCGTCATCACGAAGTAATTCGCGTAGCTCTCTCAGGCTTACGCAAACTTGGCCCCACGCGATGGCGCGGTCCTATCACCGGCTTGCCGGAATTGAGGATGACATCGCGTGGGGTTCTTTATCCCCTCTCAAGGAACCATCACTCCCCTACATGGTCACTTCCGTCACTTTCCAGTCCCCCGAGACAGGCTCTAGCGCTCCCGCCGACGACACCGCACAGGCCGCTGAGCGCCCCGCGTGGCTCCCCGCCGAGTTTGAGAGCCCCGAGAAGTTCGCCGAGGCTCACGCCAATCTCCGCGCGGACCACACCCGCAAGTCTCAGGAACTCGCCGAACTTAAGAAGCCCGCCACACCCGCGGACCCGGCAACTCCCGCCGATCCTGCTACGCCTCCCGCCGATCCGGCTGAGAAACCGAAGACTCCCGCCGAGGCCGCACAGAGCGTTGCCGACAGCGCGGGCTTCGACCTCACCAGCTACAACGACGAGTACGCGACGACCGGCGACGTATCGCCAGAGAGCCGCGCGAAGATCGTTGAAGGCTTGAAGGACAAGCTCGGCGCCGACGCTGAGACACTCGTCAACCAGTTCATCGAAGCACAGAAGATCGTTCACGCGAACCAGCGCAACGATTTCTTCTCTGCCGCTGGCGGCGAGGACACCTACAATTCGATGCTTGAGTTCGCTCGTGAGACGATGACCGACGCCGAACGGGCGAAGTTCAACTCGCACATCAACGGCAACGATCACGACGTTCGCATGATGGCGCTAGAGAGCCTGAAGTCTCGTTACGAGGCTGAGCACGGTCGCCTCCCGCGCACTCGTCTCACCGGCCAGCGCCGTCCGAACCTCACGGGCGTCAAGCCCTTCGACAATTCCGCACAGATGGTCGCCGCTATGAGCGACCCGAAGTACGACACCGACGCGGCATATCGCAACGAGATTGCTCAGCGCATCGCCGCTTCCCCTAACCTCTAAAGGACACCGATGTTCCTCATTGATTGGCTCGTAGCCAACTGGACGGAGATCGCTGGTGCTGCCGCCGCTGGTTACGCATTCGCCGTAGCCGTCGCCAAGCTCACCCCGACGACCGCCGACGACGACGTTCTCGCGTCGCTGCACGGCAAGTTCGGCGCGATCCTCGCCATCCTCCCCCTCCCGGCCGTATCCCCGGTCGCCAAGGCTCTGTCCGCTTCCGCGAAGGCAGACGCCGCACTCGATAAAGCCGCGCTCACCGCCGCTGCAAAGGCAGAGGCCGTAGACGTGGCAAAGTCTAAGGCCAGCGAGAAGGCCACCAAGTGACTTGGCTAAGCGGCCTCGTGAGCTTCATGCCGTTCATCACGACAGTCTTCAATTGGCTGACGGGATGGCGAGCAAAGAAGGAAGCTCGCGAGGCTGTGGTCGCCGAGATCACCAAGGCTGAAGCCGAGGCAACGATTGAAGCTGTTAATGTCATCGCTGAAGACCGTAGTCCTAGCGACGCTGTTAAGCGTCTCGACGACGGTAGCTTCTAGCGCAATGAGTGGCTCGCCCGTGATCGTCAAGACATGGTGCCCGCCGCTCACGAGCTACTCGAAAGAGACACAGCGCAAGGCGGCCCGCGAGCTTGAGAAGCTTGGCGACGACGCGGCGACTGCGAAGTTCGTCACCGACTACGGCAAGCTACGAGATGCTTGTCGCGCGGCGAAAGCCCGAACGAAATAACGACCCCTAAGGCATCACCCCGAGAGTACGGACGGGTTGTGAGCACCACGACGATCCTCGTGGTGGATGCCCATTAGTATCCCCCGCATAGCTCAATGGTAGAGCGCCCGGCATGGACCGGGAAGACCCACGTTCAAATCGTGGTCGGGGGACGTTTACCCATGCGAAGTGTGAAAGACCGCGCCCCTCTTTAGGCGGCGGCCACACGCCCTAAGGCAAGCCTACGTGGCTCGCTCTGTCAGCTCTTGCGAGAGCGGCTGAAGCGAACAACCTCAGAACGCGATGCCCTGGACGGCGAAGGCATATGAACCTTCATCGCATCAGGACACTACCACTATGACTAACTCCGTCGTTTCACGCCTTGGCCAGATCAACGCCACGGGCAATGACGATGCACTGTTCCTCAAGCAGTTCGGCGGCGAAATCCTTCGCGAGTTCGAACGCTCGACGCAGTTCAAGAACCGCCACTTCGTCCGCCAAATCCGCAACGGCAAGTCCGCTCAGTTCCCGCTCATCGGCACCGTTACCTCCAGCTACCACACGCCGGGTAACTTCATCGACGGCCAGACCGTCCCCCATGCCGAGATCGTGCTGACCGTCGATGGTCTCTTGGTCGCTCCCGTGTTCATCGCGAACATCGACGAGGCCATGAACCACTACGACGTGCGCGGTCCCTACGCGTCCGAAATGGGCCGCCGCCTCGCTCAGCAGTACGACATCAACGTCGCTCGCACGTTCGTTAAGTCGGCCCGCGCTTCCTCGCCGCTCACCGGCCGCGCTGGTGGCTCGGTTATCGCCGCTGGCGCCACGGTTGCCACGAGCGCTGACGTGCTCGCTACTTCGATCTTCGGCTCCGCACAGGTGCTCGACGAGAAGGACGTAGGCGAGGGCGACCGCTTCGGCTGGTTCCGCCCCATGCAGTATTACCTCATGGCTCAGAGCGAGAAGCTTCTGAACAAGGACATCGGCGGCTCCGGCGCTCTGAAGGACGGTACGTTCGAAAGCTTGGCGGGCATCAAGATCGTCAAGACGAACAACCTCCCGAGCACGAACGTCGCGACCGGCCTCACGAAGTACCAGGGCGACTTCACCAACACCGTTGGTATCGTCGCTAACCGTTGGGCAGTCGGCACCGTCCAGCTCATGGACATCTCGTTGGAGAGCGAATACGAAATCCGCCGCCAGGGCACCTTCATGGTCTCCAAGATGGCAGTGGGCCACGGCACTCTCCGCGCCGATTGCGCCGTCGAAATCTCGAAGGCAGCGGCGTAAGCCTCCCTCCACCACGCACTACTGGCCTCACATGGGAAACCGTGTGGGGCCTTTTTTGCACCTACAGGAACCCTCCACAACTTGGCTGAAGACTTTCCCCAACTGACGACGGAGCTTGAAGCCGTGAACGCCATTCTGGCGTCAGTCGGCGAGAGCCCCATCGTCACGTTAGACAACACGTTCGTAGACGCTGAGCTTGCTCGCGATCTACTTCGCCAGACGCTCCGCTCTACGCAGACCGCGGGCTGGCACTTCAACACCGAAATCAACTGGCCACTCACACCCGACAACCTCGGCCGCGTCTTCGTCCCTCCGAACCTTCTGAAGTATGAGTTCGAAGACAAGAACTACATCGTGCGCGGAACGCGTCTCTACAATCGCGACACGCGTTCGTACACGTTCACGGCCGAAGTGACGTTGCTCACCGCCGTCATGTTCCTCCCCTTCGACTTGTGCCCTGAAGCCATGCGCCGCTTCGCTTACGTGAGCGCAGGCCGCCGCTTCCAAGACAAGTATCAAGGCGGCGAAGTCCTCCACCAATTCCAAGCGAAGGACGAAACAGCCGCGTGGGCCGCTTTGCTGAACTACGAGGCCGACGTGCAGAAGTTCAACGTGCTCTCCAGCTCGGGCACGATGCAGCGGATTAGACAGAACCGCTAATGGCGAAGGCCGAGGGCATCGTCCCGAACCTCATCAACGGAATATCGCAGCAGTCACCCGCTGCACGTCTCAACTCCCAAGCCAACGAGTGCGAGAATTTCCAGCCCTCGATTGTGAAGGGCCTCACCAAGCGGCCCCCCAGCGAGTTCCTCGCCGACCTCGGCATCGTGCTCCCCGCTGGATCGTTCACGCACTTCATCCTCCGCGACACGACCGAGAAGTACGTCATGGCGATCCTCCCGACCGGCACCATCCGGGTTTGGGATTTCACCGGAGACGAGAAGACGGTCAACGTCACGGTCGCAGACGGCTACCTCGCCGGGCTCACCATGCCCGAAGACGAGTTGCGAGCGCTCACCATCGCGGACCACACGTTCGTCGTGAACAAGTCCCGCACGGTCGCTCACGGCACCGCACGATCCCCCACACGTCCCTATGAAGCCCTCGTCGGCGTCCTGTCCGGTAACTACGGCAAGACGTACCGCATCAAGATCAACGGCGTCATTACCGGCGAGTTCACCACGCCGAACGGAGACAACGCCACTCACGCGCCGATCATCGACACCGTGAACATCGCGAACGAACTCTTCAACGACTTCGTGGCGAACCACTACGATGCGTCGCCGTGGGCCGTCGGCCGCTATCACTCGACCGTCTACGTCCGCAACACGAGCTTCGACTTCACCATCGCCACCGAAGACGGCTACGCCGGTCGCGCGATGAAGGACAACAAGAAGCGCGTCCAGAAATTCACCGACCTCCCGTCACACGGCCCGGCCGATGTGGTCATGGAAGTCGTCGGCGACGAGAACACTGGCTTCGACAACTATTGGGTTCGCTTCGACAAGGAGAACGACGCCAATAGCTCCGGCGTCTGGAAAGAGTGCCCGGCTCCGAACACGCTACTCGGCCTCGACAACGCGACCATGCCGCACATCCTCGTTCGTGAGGCGGACGGCTCGTTTTCGTTCAAGCCCGCCGAGTGGGAGGACCGCAAGTGCGGCGACGCCGATACGGTCCCCGATCCGAGCTTCGTCGGTCAGACGATTGAGGACGTGTTCTTTCACCGCAACCGGCTTGGCTTCCTCACCAAAGAGAACATCGTCATGAGCGAGAGCGGGAAGTTCTATAACTTCTTCCGCACGACGCTCACCGCGCTACTCGACACCGATCCCATCGACGTTGCGGCGAACCACGTCAAGGTCTCGCTACTCCGCCACGCCGTGCCCTACAGCGACTTGCTCATCCTCTTCTCGGACCAAACGCAGTTCCGCTTCCAAGGCAACGAGCTACTCACACCGAAGACCGTCAACGCCCGACCGCTCAGCGAGCTTAACGCGCATCCGCGCATCCGCCCCGTCGCTGTAGGATCGTCGTGCTACTTCCTCACCGAACGTGAGGGATGGGCGGCGCTGATTGAATACTACATCGACAAGAGCGTGGAGAACGCGGACACCGACGACGTATCGGCCCACGCGCCCACGTACATCCCCGCTGGCGTCCACCGCCTCGTGGCGTCTCCAGACCTCGACATGGCCTACGTGCTCACGACCGGCGATCCCGGCGCGATCTACGGCTACAAGTTCTTCTGGAATGGCCAAGAGAAGGTGCAGTCCGCATGGTTCCGCTGGACGCTCCCCGGCGTGGACAAGGTGCTCAACGTTGAGTTCGATAAGGGCTCGTTGCTGGCGCTCGTTACGCGTGGCGGCAAGGTGCAACTGGAGAAGATCAATTGCGAGATCGGCCTCACCGATGAGGGCGTGAAGTACAAGGTCCACCTGGACCGGCGTATCTCGCTCACCGGAGGAACGTACAATGCCGGTACAGGCAAGACCACCTACGCTCTACCTTACGCCCCGGATACTGGATACCTTGCAGTTACCGCCTCTGGTGGACCTACAGTCCCCGGAGTGGTGCTCCCGTTTTCGGTCGCCGGTTCCTCTATCGTCGTCGAAGGCGATCATCACCTTCAGCCGATCAAGTTCGGACGCCCGTACTCCAGCGAGTACGAGTTTTCCGAGTTCTTCTTGCGAGACCAGGAAGGCCGCACGTCCGATCAGGATGGCCGTCTCCAGGTTCTGCACATGGCTCTCTCGTACTCTCAAGCGGCTTCGTTCCGCGTCATCGTAGAGTGCGAAGGCCGCCCGCCCCGAACGTACACGTTCACCGGGCGCATCGTATCCGACCCGGACAACTTGCTCGGTCAGATCGCGCTCGATAGCGGGCGTCTCTCTTTCCCGGTGTTCTCCCGAAGCGACCGCGTGAAGATCAGGATCATCAACGACAGTTGGTTGCCCTCAAACTTCTCGGCCGCGAAGTGGCACGGGACGTGGAACCCTCTCAGCAGACAGCAGTAAGGACTACCATTGAAACCGACCTTCGTCCGCCAAGCTACTCGTGCAGACGCTATCACAGTCGCGGAACGTATCCGTGCAGAGGATCGCGCCGAGTGCTTGGCGGCGACGGGCGGCGAGCCTACCCTTCTCTTGCCGATGATGGCCGAGGCGGGCCGTGTGCTCGCTGCCGGTCTCCAGCATAACGACCGCGCCGAGATACTCTTCGGCGTGGACCCGCATCCCCTCGTGCCGCGCGTTGGCACCATCTGGCTCATGTCCACCCCGGACATCTACGACCACCCCGTAGAGTTCGTGAAGCGCACTGTGGAGCTTCTCGACACCTTTCACCAGGACTACGACCTACTCACCAACTTCATGGATGAGCGCAACGAGCGCCACCTGAAGTGGCTCCGTTGGATGGGCTTCAAGCTTGTCCGCCGCGTCGAAAGATACGGAGCGGAGAACCGACCCTTCATCGAATTTGTGAGCTTCAGACAATGTGCATGATGGCCCTCGGGATTATCGCGAGCGTCGGCCAAGCCGTCGCCGGGTACGCCCAAGCAAACCAGCAGGCTAAAGAGCAGAACGCCTATGCGGAGAGCAACCGGCGAGCTGCCGTAGCCGCCAATAACGACAAGTACGCCTCTCTCCAGAACAACACGCTCCAGCACCGCGAAGCCGCCGCGCAAGAGAAGTTCCAAAAGCAGATCGAAGCGATGCGAGCCAAGGCTACCGCTGCCACCGCCGCTGGCGAAGGCGGCGTGACCGGCATCTCGGTCGATAACCTTGAACAAGACCTCGCCGCTCAGCACGGCCGACAGGTGCAGGCAATCGAGACGAACTACGAGATCAAGAATATGGGCAACTACGACGAAGCCGTAGCGTCCTATCACAACGCTATCGGGCGCATTAACAGCGTCCGCGCTGCCGCCAAGCCGAGCCCGCTCGGGTTCATCTTCCAAGCCCTAGGCGGCATCGCCGGAGGCATGAAGTAATGGCGACCAATCGCGTCCAGGTTCAAGACCTCTCCGCACCCGAGCCTATCCGCCCCTTTGGCGTCCAGAGCGACACCTTCGCTCGCCCCGCTCAGCCCGCGATCAACAACGATTGGGAAAACCTTGAGCGTGGTCTCGCCGCCTTCGGTCACGGCGTCCGTCAACTAGACGCGACGCTGGAGCACAAGAAGCGCGAAGACCTTACCGCCTACAAGGAGCGGGCGCTAGAAGAGTACGCCCGGTTCCGTCTCGCCAAGGGCAGCGATGCCATGGCCAACGAGTGGCGCTCCGGCACGGTCCCCTATCAGCACGACCCGATCATGGTCCAGGCGCTCAACAAGTTTTGGGCACAGGACGAAGTAGACGCGTTCAACCGCTCGCTCGATACCGACACTGAGCTTCATAAGCAGCTCGGCAACGAGGACTTCGACGTGGGCGGCTACGTCCGCGAGAAGATAAAGCCGCACACCGAACGGCTGTACGGACAGGAAGGCATCCTTCCCATCCTCGCCGCTGGCGTGGATACCACGACCGAGCGCCTCACCAAGATACACGAGAAGGCTCTCGGCGAGCGGCGCACCGCTGCCGTGGAGAACGCGGCTATGTCGCTTCTCAATGGCGCGTGGGACAAGGCCATCGCTAGTGGCGCCCCGCCGACGCAAGGCTTCGCCGACGCGCTCCGCACGATCTACCGTGACCTCGGCCCCCGCAAGAACGGAGGCGTCCTCTCGATCCCCTACGGGCGACAGGATGAGCTTCTCCTATCCATGCTCAAGGACAAGGCCGAAGACCCGCGCTACGCACACCACGTCCACACGATGCTGGACGCGCAACGCAAGTCCCTCGACCCGAGCGAGCAAGTCCTCCCGCCCCTCGCCGCGATCCAGGCGCACCACGACAAGGTGGCCGCGATCCGCAAGGCGGCCGACGAGACGCTCAAGAAGGATGAGAAGCGCCAGTTCGAACAACGGAACGTCAGTGAAGCCGTTGCCGCCGCCAAGCGCGGAGACGGATCGTTCGGCCGTATCCAGGATGAGATCGTCCCCGCGCGTCTGAACGGCGAGCTGGAGATCAAGGGCGAGGCGCTGAAGCGCGAAGCCATGATCCGCCTACGCGACGAAATCCGTACCGCCAACAGTGGCCAGCCCGACGTGGCCGCCGAGCTTGACGCGTTCGCCGTCAACAACGTGGAGCACGAAGAGTTCTTCAACGTCCTCCGCGGCGGCTATCGCGGCCTCGGTAACGTCATCACCCGCAAGGACGGCACTCCCGATCCTGAGGGCCTACAGCAGATCGAACGTGCCGGCGCTCTCTACATGCAGATGAAGCAGAAGGCGCCGAACTACACACACAGCTACATCAAGGATGAGAAGGCCGAGGACTTCTACGAGATGTTCGCGCTCGGCGTCTCGCACATGGGCCTCACGCCTAGTCAGTCCGCTGCACAAGCCATGAAGGTCGCTGCAAAGGGCGCTGAAGCTGCCGAGACGAAGATCACGCCGGAAGCTCAGAAGATACTTGATGAGGGCACTCGCTCTCTTGGCATCTTCCATACGCCCGGCATCAACGACGTGGGCAGCGTTTGGTACAATCCGTGGTCCGGTATCACGAACCCTCAAGCTCTCGCGCCACTCGCCAAGCGCATCATGCGTACTTACTTGGCCGCCGACATCGAACCGAAAGAGGCCGCGAAGCTCGCCGCACAACGCGTCAACGAGCAAGCCGTCGTCATCAACGGCAAGGCGTTCCTCGGCATCCCCGACGTGGAGAAGGACAAGGAGCCCGCGCTCTACAAAGTCCTCGACAGCGTATGGGCGAAGCACGGGCGCACGATCCGCGCGTCAACCGGCGCCGAAGGCCCTGAAGACCTATCGTTCTCCCCCGTGGGCAGAGCGTACCTCCAGATCGTCGGCCCCAACGGCATGGCCGTAGTCGATGACAAGGGCCACGAAATCCACACGACGCCCGACATGCTCAAGCAAGGGCAGAAGCGGATGGCAGACCACGAAGCGCTCCGCACCCGCCGCGCTGTAGAGCTGCAACGCCAAGCTGGCGAACTCCCCCGTCTCCACGATCTAGGACCACCCGGCCTCCCTTAATGAGTGACTTCTTTTCCCTCTTGGGGAACCTCTTCGGCTTCAACGCCGGGGGGTTCTCCGGGGGCTTCTCTCAGCCTACGCAAGCCGACCTCGGCTACAATCAGTTCCTCTCCTACCTCCAGCCCAAGCAACAGCCGTCACAGGCCGCCGCGCCGCCCGCCTACCAGATGCCACACGACATCGGCGAAGCCGTCATGGCTCCGTTCGCATCGTCGTCCACGAGCTACACAGGCCCTCCGGCGTACCATAAGCAGGGCATCCCCACGGTTCGCCACGACGCTCCCGCGGCCCCTCAGGCGCCCGCTGTAGTCGCCCCGCTCGAAACCCCTACGCCCTCGCTCGGTCTCGCTGAGCAATCCCGTAAGGACGCGGCGCCGACGATCCAGACGCCCTGGACAACGCGCGACCAGATACAGACGCCGTGGCCCGCCGAGGCCGCGCCTACCGCATTGGAACCCGCCTACCCGGCGCCCACTTCGGTCCCGGCAGAGTACGGCTCACCGATGAAGCTCGGCGTGGGCCTCCCCACCGGCAACCAATTCGAGCGCATCGAAGGCACTCCCTTCAGCGTACCGAAGCGCGTCGCCGAGGCTGTGGCCAACACCTACGACGGCCCGACGTACAAGCCCGCCAACGCCGCCGACGCGTTCACGTCGAAAGACCTGAACATCGCCTACGCGGCTACGCCCGGCAGCGAGTTCGGCAAGAAGGCGAGCGCGAACGCTCAGCCGTTCAACTCACTCGTCTTCCACCACACGTCCGACAAGCGCTCACCCGCTGAGCAGATCGCGTACAGCCAGAAGGTGGACGCGGGACGTGGCGGACAGTTCGGCTACCACTTCTATGTGGACCCGGCTGGCAACGTCATCCAAGCCGCTCCCCTCTCCAAACGCACGAACCACCTTCACCCCACCGCGCCGACGCGCTCGCACACCGACGTGCAGAGCACGAACTCAATCGGCATCTCGCTCATGGGCGACGGCAAGAACCCGACGCCCGCGCAGCTCGCATCCGCCGAGAAGCTCGGTCGCGAACTTCAGAAGTCTCTCAACATCGACCCGCAAAGGATCTTCGGACACGGCGAAGTCGAAGGCAATCGTGAGAGCTACGAAGGCCGTGGCCTCGCTGAGCGTCTAAGGAAAGACCCGACACTTACAGTGACTAAGACTTCCACCGACCACGCCCCGACGCTCACCGCCTATTCCCCTCAGAAGGGCGGCGACAAGATGGAAGGCGGCTACGCAGCGGCCCGCCGCGGTCCCGATGGTAAGGCCGTCGTCCGCACCCTCGCTGACTACTCGGCCGGTCGCTCCGAATACGTCACCCTCGCTGGCGACAAATCGGAGTTCGGCAAAGAGTACGTCATCCCCGAGATCACCTACACGAACTCGGAAGGCAAGAACGTCACGCTCAAGAACGTGCGCGGCGTCGTGCATGACACCGGCTCGGCCTTCAAGGGCAAGGGCGACAAGCGCTTCGACATCCCCGTAGACCTCGACTTGGCTTCGGAGCATCTCGACAAGCAACCGTTCTCCCACAAGGCCGTCAACTTCATCCCGAAGGCCGTCAAGTAATGTGCCTTCCCGCATTGCTGGCGCGTGGGAAGACGTTCGTCATTCCCGCCGCCGATCCGCCTAAGCCCGCCCCCGTCATCCCTCCGAAGGCATCCGTCCCGAGCGTCGCTCAGTTTGCGAAGCCCGGCGAGCTGCCGCACATCGACCTTGCGAAGACCTACATCGGCACCGCCGAGATCAAGGGCCGCAAGCACAATCCGAAAATCCTGGAGCTTCGCAGTCTCGCCCGCACGGGCCTCGACAACGACGAAGACCCGTGGTGCTCAGACTTCGTGTGCGGCTGTATCGAGAAGGCCGGAATGGTCTCCGCTCGCACCGCTGGCGCTCGCAAGAACCTCCAGTGGGGACAGAAGCTAGACGGCCCGTGCGTCGGCGCCGTTGTCATCTTCTGGCGCGGCTCGCGCTCCGGCTGGAGTGGCCACGTCGGTTTCGTCGTCGGCCGCGACAAGTACGGGAACCTCATGGTGCTCGGCGGCAATCAGTCCGACGCCGTGAACGTCAAGCCGTTCTCCACCACCCGCGTCCTCGGCTACCGCTTCCCCAACGAGCTATTGCTCCCGAAGGCAGTCGGCATGGCCACGCTCCCCGTCCTCCGCTCGGATGGGCGCCTATCCACCAACGAAGCATAAACACAGAGGCTCGCCACTTTGGCAGAAGACACCCTAGTGCCCTCCAGCCCCGAGCTGGCGGGCCTCAACACTCCCGGATCGGACAATTACGATCCCTTCCACGACACGTCGTTCACCGCACAAGTCACCGACGCGGAAGTACCGACATCCGTCTATCAGCTCACGGTCGCAGAGGCCGCCTTCCAAGAGAAGCTGAAGCGACAGGACGAACAAGACAACTACAGCGCATGGGACATCGGCGCGGATATGTGGAGCACCAGCTCTATGGGCTCCGCGTCGCGCATCGCCATCGACGCCGTGACGGGCGAGAGCCCCGTCTTCCAAGTCAATCTCACGCCCCTCGACGATGCCACGTTCGCGGAGAAGCTCAAGGCCGCACAGGCATCGGGCCTCTCTGACGAAGCGCTCAGCGAACTCGCCGACGCTCGCAACGTGGAAGAGTTCGACTACATCGTGCAGCGAGCCCGCCAGTTCGCGGAGGCTAACGAGCGTCTCGCGAGCCAAGGCTTCGGCACTCAGGCCGCCAACTTCCTATGGCAATCCTTCAACCCGGTTGAGCTGGCGCTCGGCTACGGGTACATCGGCCCCGCGGTGAAGACCGCAAAGGGCTTGAACGCCTCCCGTAAGGCCGTCGCCGGTATCTCGGCCGCTGGCTCTGCCGCCGCCCTCACATCGTCTCTGGCGATCCAGGACGCTGGCGGCGCTGCCCCGAGCCTTGGCGAGTACATCTTCGCCGCTGGCCTTGGCGCGTCACTCGGCGCCGCTCTCGGTCCAGTTGGCTACAGCCCGGCATCCGCCGCTGAGCGCAAGGCTATCGAAGCTGGCGCTCGCCGCGTCGTCACCGTGGGCGAGAAGGTCAGTGCCGCTGAAGTCGCCGCTACAGAGGCCGCCGCTAACCCGCCGCCCGCCCCGAAGGCCGCTGTGGTCGCCGCCGAGCAAGCCGCTCGCGATGGCGAACCCGCCCCGGCTCCCGCACCAGCTCCCGACGCGAAGGCGCTCAAGCTCCAGCTCCGTAACGCCAAGCGCGTATTCGAGAAGGATCGCGCTCGTGCCGAGGCCGCTGGCGAGGACGTGGAGGCGCTGAAGAGTGGCCCCCGCGCTCAGAAGATCGCCGCGCTTGAACAGCAGCTCGCGGACCTGGAGGGCGCTCCCAAGGGCGCTATCCACGCACCGGCAGACAGCTTCGCCGACGCGCTCAATGACGTAGAGAACCCCGGCGCTCTCAACAGCACCCGCGTTCGGTACTCGCGCAAAGAGCCCGACGAACCGCTGGAGGACGTTGCCCGTAAGAGCATCCTCGGCCCCGCTCGCGATCTTCTCCAGAAGACACAGCACGAGTACATCGACGCGCTCCAGATGGGCGGCCACGCGATGGCGGCCAAGTTCCTGAAGCGCCGCATCGAGAGCCTTGAAGCGAATATCCGCGCTCTGGAGAACGCAAAGACGGACGGCGGCTTCTCTATCAAGCCGTGGCCGACTGACCTCCCCGACGCGCTCGGTAATTTCCAAGGCAACGCTGCCCAAGGGCGCTACGTCTACATCATGAAGGGCGACCTTCCCGTAGGCCACGTCTGGTACGCGATCCGCGGCAAAGGCAAAGTCTTCATCAAGTGGTTCGGTCTCTACGGTAAGAGCGAGCAGAACTTCGGCCGCGCACACGACCTCCCGCCCGGCGCTGTGAAGAGCTTCGCACGAGGCTTCAAAGAGCTTCACCCGGACAAGGTGGGCGACGACGGCAAGGTGGCCTACACAGGTCTCCGCGTCTCCGGCGCACACTCCCGTATCGACGGCCCGGCCGGAGCTGAGCGCCAGACCGTGCGCCTCTCGCGCCAAGACCCTATGGAAGCCTCGTTGGCCCGCCCCGGTGCCATCGAAGCCGCTCGTGAAATCCTCTCGCGCATCCTCCCGGATCACGGCGGCGTCGGCGTCAAGATTGACGACGCGCTCCCACAAGGCATCAACGGCCAATACCTCGACCGCCTCATCCACTTGGCGACCAACGCCGACGATCTGGAGAAGGCCGCCTACCACGAGGGCACACACGCCCTGAAGGCCATTGGCGTCATCAACACCGACGACTGGACCAAGCTCGTGGACAAGGCGTGGAGTAAGCAGCTCCAGCCGCTCCGCGATAAGGTGGAGAAGCTCTACGGCCCCGACGAACTCGACTACGATCAGTTCTCGGAAGAGTTGGTCGCGCACATGATCGCGGCCCGCGCCAAGGGCGAGACCTTCGGCGCCGTCGATGCGATCCTTGAGAAAGTGATTAGCTGGCTCCGCACCGTGCGCGACACGCTCGGCGTCTCCGGCTACCGCACCGCTCAAGACGTGTTCGACGACATCGACACGGGCGCCCTCGCCAAGACCTTCGACGAGAACCCCCAGCTCTGGCCCGACAGCCCGCTCGCTGAGAAGGGCTCCGTAGGCGCGGCGATGACACCCGACGCCGATCTACCCGCCGATCTGGAGTTCGTTCGCGATCAAGCCGTGCGCTGGATCAAGAATGAGGACGTGCCCTACACCGCGTATGGCGGCGTCCGTCCCGACCGTGCCGCGTTCGCTGGCAAGTCGGACAACCCCATCTCGCGCTTGCTCGGTAAGAACCTCCTAGACGACAGCGTAGGCTTGGCGGATCACAGCGAGAACTCATTCTCCGCTGACCTCGACCAAGAACAGCTCTTCGGTAAGCTCGCCGTCCCGTACCTTCAGGCTCGCGACGCACAGCGTCTCGCCTATCAGAACGCGATGGGCGTCCCGCGCTTCAAGCGTCACTTCGCTGCAAAGGAGTTTTACGAGAACCTCGGCCGCTTCATGAGCGGTGAAGAGCTTCCGAAGAACATGCCCGCGCCCGCGAAGGCCGCGATCAAGAAGCTCGCCGACGTTATGGCCGAGCAGTTTGAGCTTGCCCGCCGCTACGCGCAGAACCCGAAGTACCGTGCAGACCACGCCGACGATGCGCAGATCATCGCGCGTCCCCTCATCAACGCCGTGAACCTGAAGCCCCCGGAGGCCGGTAAGTATTACTTCCCGCGCAAATACTCCGCGTTCGCTGTGCAGGAAGCTGTGAAGCGTGAGGACGGTAAGTTCCTCGACCGCATCTTCACCGAAGCGATCCGTGAGGCACAACCAGGTCTCCAGCCCGAGTACCTGGAGCGCCTCGGCAAAGGCTTCGCCAAGAACGTCAAGTACCGTTCGTTCGGTCTCGGAGATGAGTGGTCGATTGCCTTCGCAGACGGCGACCGATCGCGCCTCATGAAGTTCCTCATGGAAGACGCGGAAATCCCCGCACCGGACGCTGAGACCATCGTCACCAAAATGATGGATGGCCGTGCGCCCGATCCCGGCGCCGCGATGGGCAACTTCAAGAACCGCGTCCTTCTCAATGAGAACTACGTGGACCCGATCACCGGGTTCAAGCTCATGGACCTCATGGAGAAGAACGCCGACGACGCCTTCCAAACGTACATGATGCGTCTCTCCGGCCGTCTCGCGATGGCTCGCATGGAAGTCCGTGCGCCCACTCTGCCGCGCTTCAAGCGTGTGTACGAGGCGGATGGCAAGACGTTCAAGGACGTGCCCGATGGCGTACACGGCGGCGAGATTATTCTCGACGGCGTTCGCGAAGATGCCGACCTCGACCGCTACTTCCGTTCCATGAAGGAATGGGCAGCGCAGTTCGGCGACATGCGTCTCCAGCGCCAGACGGACGTGGACATCCAACGGTTCAAGTTCGCCTACGACCGAGTTATGAAGCGCCCCCTGGACGTGCAGCAAGGCACGTTCGCACAGGTGCTCCGCAACCTCCGTGACTACAACTTCATCCGGCTCATGTGGGCCGTGCCCATCTCAATGATGAATGAGTTCGTGCTCCCCGTCGCCACGCTCGGCGTGAAGGCGGGCTTCAAGCACATGCCAGCGATGCGTCGCGTTATCGACCAAGCGGGCAAGGCGAAGCTGAACTCGGTCCTCTTCGACGAGATCGAACACATGGGCATCGGTCACGACACGCTTCACCGACCGACGTTCCGCGCCGTGGACAACTACGCCGACGACCAGCTCGCGGCGATCAACGGTTCGTTCCACCAGCGGCTCACCGACTGGCTCCAGTACGGTACGAAGCTCACGTCGCACTACTCCGGCATGGCCGGGACGCAAGCCTTCTCCGAACGCCTCGCCGCGTCGGCAGCTTTCCAGAAGTTGTCGCTCATGGCTGAGAAGTTCCGCGCCGGTCACAAGTTCGACGCCGACGACCTCCAGCGATGGCGGCAGCTCGGCTTGAGCGACGGCATGATGAAGCGCGTCCTCGACAACTTCCGCCACGCAGAGACCGAGGGCAGCGTCTACTTCCCCGGCTCCGGTAAGAAGCTCACGCGGCTTCGGCTGGACAAGTGGGAGCCCGACGTGGCCGACGCTGTGGAGCAAGCCGTCTTCCGCCTCACGCGCAAGCTCATTCAGAAGCAGAGCGTGGGCAACACGGCGATTTGGATGAGCGACCCGCTCTACCAGAGCATCTTCCAGTTCCGTAACTTCTCGTTCTCATCCCTACCGAACCACACGCTCTACAATCTTCACATGCGTGACGCCGCCGCCGTGCGGACCATCCTGTGGAGCACGACGTGGGCCGCGACGGTTCGTGCGATGCAATTGCAGCTCACCGCTTCAATGCGTCCAGACGGCGACGAGTACCTGGAGAAGTACGGCTCGGCATGGCAGCTCGCGAAGGCGGGCTTCTCCCGTTCGGGCTACGCTTCAGTCTCGCCCATGTTCATCGACACGCTACTGCGAATGCTCGGCCAGCCCGGCGCGTTCGAAGCGCGTTCCACTGGACAGCCGTCCGACATCTTCGGCGGCTCGCCCCTCATCTCCGCGTACAACTCCGCGGTAGAGGGCGTTGGTGGCATCGCCGGTTCGTTTATCGACAGCCGCGAGATGAGCCAAGCGGAGCTACGAGCACTCGGCAGTCTCTTGCCGGGTTACACGATCCCGTTGACTGGCGTGTTCAGTCACCTAGTCGCGGATCGCCCCAAGAAGGCACCGCGGAAAGACCCGCCGTTCTAAGCATCATGACCCCCGCCTCTGCCGAAAGGTACGCGGGGGTTCTCTTTTGTGAGCCCTATGTCAGACCCGACGAACATCTACTACACCATCGCTGGTACGGACTACACGTTCCCCTTCGCCTATCTCTCCGCGTCTCACGTCAAGGCCACTATCGACGGCGTGGCGGCGACCTACGAACTCATCGCACAGAACACTATCCGCATCGTCTCGACCGGCAACGTCGGTAAGACCTTGCGCATCTATCGAGACACGCCGCGCACCGCGATCCATACGTGGGAAGACGGCGCCGTGATCCTCGGCTCCCATATGAACGCCGCGAATACGCAGAGCGTCTACGTCGCCGAAGAGGCGATGGGCTACGCCGAAGGCATCGCCGAAGAGGCTAAGCAGTTCGCCCTAGACGGTCTCGCTGGCGCCATCGACACGGCCCTCGACGCCGCGAAGGTGGAGTTGGCCGCGAGCATCGCTCCGCAAGTCACCGCCGCAGAAAGCGCCAAGACTGGTGCAGAGAGCGCCCGCAACACGGCAGAGACCCACAAGAACGCTGCACAGGCCGCGGTAGCCGAAGCTGAAGCCGCCGTCGAAGGCGTCCCCGCCGCCGCCGAAGCCGCTGTGGAGGGCGTTGTCGCCGACGCGATAGCCGACGTTCAGACCACGCTCCAATCCTACGTCACAACCGCCGCTGGCCACGTCGCCACGACCGAAGCGAACAAGACCGCTACCGCCGCCAGCGCATCCGCTGCCGCGGGCTCGGCCACGACCGCCTCCGGTCACAAGGACGCCGCTGCCGCGAGCGCTACCGCTGCCGCCACGAGCGCGAGCGGCGTTAGTGCCGCGCTGGCCACGATCCCGGACCTCGCCGCCGACGCTGCCGAAGAGGCTGTGAGCGGCTACGTCGAAGACGCTGAGAACCACGCCGACGACGCGCAAGCGACCCTCGACGAGTTCCTGAAGCGCTTCCTCGGCGCCTTCGCAGCGAACCCGACAGTGGACCTCAAGGGCAACGCGCTCCAGACGGGCGCCCTGTACTTCAACACCACGGCGCACGAGATGCGTGTGTGGGATGGCAGCTCGTGGGGCGCCGCGTACATCCCCGGCAGTTCATCCGTCGCCAGCTTCAATGGCCGCACGGGCGCCGTCACCCCGACGACGGGCGACTATGCCGTGGCCCACATCACTGGCCTACAGACCGCGCTTGACGCGAAGGCCGCCGCTGCCGATCTGGCGGACAAGGCCGATGCCGACGACGTGACGCTCGCGCTCGCCGGTAAGGCCAACACGAGCCATACACAAGCCATCTCCACGATCACCGGCCTCCAGTCGGCCCTTGATGCGAAGGCCGCGTCGTCTGACGTGACCACCGCGCTCGCTGCGAAGGCCAACGCTTCCGACGTGACCACCGCGCTCGCCGGTAAGGCGGACACGAGCCACACACAGGCCATCTCCACGATCACCGGCCTCCAGTCGGCCCTTGATGCGAAGGCCGCGTCGTCTGACGTGACCACGGCTCTGGCGGGCAAGTCCAACACCGGGCACGGCCACGCCACGTCCGACATAACCGGCCTCGACGCCGCGCTCGCCGCAAAGGCCGACGCATCGTCGGTCTCCGGTAAGGTGGACAGCACTCGCAGCGTCGCGACCTCAGGGCTCGCCACGGGCGGCGGCAACCTCTCTGCCGACCGCACTATCACCGTCCCGAAGGCCGCCGCTTCCGACCTCCGCACGGGGACTGACGACACGAAGGCGCTCACCCCTAAGGCGGCCTACGATGCCGTCGCTCCCGTGGCGCTCACCGACGCGTCCACCATCGCCTTCGACTTCGCCACGGGCAACCATATGTACGTGACGCTCGGCGGCAACCGCGGCATGGGCGCCGGTTCCAACATCAAGCCCGGCCAGTCGGGCACGATCCGCATTGCACAGGACGCCACGGGCTCGCGCACGTTGACGTTCAACTCCGTGTGGAAGTTCGCTGGCGGCACCGCGCCGTCGCTCACGACCACGGCCAACGCGGTCGATGTGCTGAGCTATTACGCGTATTCGTCCACCTGGATTTACGCGTCGCTCGCGAAGGACGTGAAGTAATGGCCCTTCCCGGAATGGTCATGCCTCCCGGTCTCTTCGCCGGTATCTCCGCCCCCGCGTTCTTGACGCTCACCTTGGGAACGTCGGGCGTCTACAGCGACGCCGAGTACGAGTACGGCTATAGGCCGAGCTACTATGGCAGCTTGACGCCGACCGTAGCCGCGACTGGCGACACCATCTTCGAAATCTACACCAAGTGGGATGACGACGAAGGCTACGTGGGCTTCACGATGGTGCTCAATGGTAGTGTGGCCGCTGGCACCAAAAAGCTTCGCGACAACGGCGTCAACTCAACCGCGCTCTCTGCAATGATCCGCTCAGAGGCTGGTGGCAAAACATACTTTGGAATTACACTTCCACCGTCGTGGTTACAGTGGACCACCACCGGCACGAAGCTCATCCAGATCACCGCATCGTAAGGACACTCTCTTGAAACTCTACAACGTGCCCGGCGTGGGAAAGCTCGCGCCGGGGACGCCTTTCAACGCGACTTACCAGTTCGCAAACGAGGACGGCTCTGTCTTCGCAGACGAGATCAAGTTCCCCGCGAATTGGCTTGAACTCGCAACACCCGAAGACCTCACCCTCTACAGCATCACCGTAGAGAAAGTACCCGATCCGCCCGGCCCGACCGCATGAACGAAGACAGTCACCGCGTCCTAGGCCGCGTCGAAGGCAAGCTCGACATGCTCATAGAGGGCGTGAAGCTCATCAACGATAAGCAAGCGAAGCTCGACGAGCGCGTGGACAGCATCGAACGCGACGCACACACCGGCAAGTACATGCTCACGCTACTCGGCACTCTCGCCGGGTTCGTCGGCGCGAACTTCGCCACGATCCTCCAGTGGTTCCGCACATGACGCTATTCCTCATCGCCGCCCTCGGCGGTTTCATCGGAGGCGCTACAGCTATCGGCGCCTTCTGTTACGCGATGGTCCGCACATGAGCCGCAAGAAGACCGCCACCGAAGAGGCGCTTGAGCAGCTACACGCTCAGCTCGCCACGGTCATGAAGGCCCGCCTCAGTGGCCCTGAAGTGTCCGCCGCGGACCTCAACGTGATCCGCGCATTCCTCAAAGACAACGGCATCGACGCCGTGCCGACGAAGGGCTCGCCGCTTGGCGACCTCGTGGACAAGCTCCCGACGTTCGGCCCGGACGACATCGCGGCCGAAGACCAAACGTACAACTGATAACAGGTTAGCGCTAAGTGCTCCCTTCGGGCGCTAAGCGCTCAGATATGATCACTTGAAAGAACATAAAGACCGCCTAATGAACTCGGCGGCCGACTTGTCGGAAGACCCTCTCAAGGGGGACTTCCGCAAGTTCGTGTACGTCGTGTGGAAGCATCTCGGCCTCCCCGACCCGACGCCTATCCAGTACGACATTGCGTGGTGGCTCCAGCACGGTCCTAAACGTGCGGTCATCCAAGCCTTCCGCGGCGTCGGTAAGAGCTGGATCACGGTCGCGTTCGTCCTCTGGACGCTCTACTGCGACCCACAAAAGAAGATCATGGTTGTCTCGGCCAACGCGCCGAAGGCATCCGAGTTCTCGACGTTCTGTCTCCAGCTACTCCGCGACATGCCGCTACTGCGGCACCTACAGCCCCGCGCAGATCAGCGTAGCTCCACGATCAGCTTCGACGTTGGCCCGGCAAAGCCCGATCAGTCACCGTCCGTGAAGTCGCTCGGCATCAATGGCCAGCTCGCCGGTTCACGCGCCGACATCATCGTCCCCGACGACATCGAAATCCCGAAGAACTCTGACACCGAGACCAAGCGCGAGATATTGCTTGAGGCTGTGAAAGAGTTCGACGCCGTTCTGAAGCCGCTCCCCACGAGCCGTATCGTCTACCTGGGGACGCCGCAGACGGAACAGTCGATCTACAATAAGCTCCCCGAGCGCGGCTACATCATCCGCGTTTGGCCGTCGCGCTATCCGACCCCTGAGAAGGCGGCCCGGTATGGCGCCCGGCTCGCTCCGAAGATCGCGAAGCTACTCGCTGCCGATCCTAGCTTGGGCATCAATCGCGCCCCCACGGACCCGGTACGCTTCGACGAGACCGAGCTTGCTGAGCGCGAACTCTCCTACGGTCGCTCGGGCTACGCGCTGCAATTCCAGCTCGATACCTCGCTCAGCGACGCGGACAAGTACCCGCTCAAACTCGCCGACCTCATCGTCCACCCGTGCGATCCCTATAACGCCCCTATCGACTTCGCGTGGGCCAGCTCGCCAAGCCTCTCTTGGAAAGACCTCCCCGTCGTCGGTCTCCAGGGCGACCGCTACTTCATGCCGATGTGGTGGAGCCCTACGGTCACGCTCTACGAGGGGACCATCATGGCCGTCGATCCCTCGGGACGCGGCAAAGACGAGACCTCTTACGCCGTCGTGAAGCTACTGCACGGTCGCCTCTTCCTCGTGGCGTCTGGCGGCTTCCTCGGCGAAGGCTACTCCGATGAAGTGCTGAAGAGCATCCTCATGGTGGCCAAGAAGCACGACGTGAAGAAGATCATCGCCGAGCCGAACTTCGGCGGCGGCATGTTCGTCAAGCTTCTCCAGGGCGCCGCACAGAAGCATTACGCTTGTGGCGTGGAGGATGCCGAGTGGTCCTCGACCATGAAAGAGAACCGCATCGTCGATACGCTGGAGCCGGTCATGAACCAGCACCGGCTCATCGTTGATCCGGCTGTGATCCAGGCCGACTACGAGAGCACGAAGAAATACGACGGGGACAGATCACCCGAGTACAGATTGTTCTACCAGCTCCCCCGCATGGTGAAACAGAAGGGCGCTCTACGGCACGACGACCGCCTCGACGCGCTCGCCATGGCCGTCGCCTACTGGACGCGCCACATGGCCCGAGACACCGACAAGGCCGTCACGGATCACCACGAGGCCGCGCTCAATGCCGAGCTGGAGAAATTCATGAAGGGAGCGCTCGGCGGACAGGCACAACCCGAGCGTAGGTGGGCCTCAAAGGTCGCGCGGAACGCGAATAATAATCAGCGTACCCACTAGCCCCCAGGAAGCCCGTACAGGCCCTCCAGTTAAGTTGGCTACCTACATAGCTGGAGGGTCTCAAGTCGGGCGCAAAACCCTATCCCAGCTCGATCCTCGGCCTATCCGGGGCTTGTCCCTCCCTCGCCGCACGGCCGGAGGCAAGACCTGAGAGAGCAAATCCCATCTCACCCCCGGCGCGGCAACAGTGAACGTTAGTCCACTGAAGAGGAACTTACGTTGAACTAGACAAGGTACTTACGAGATAGGGGATTACCACAACCTATCACTCACCTATCAATTGATTATCAGAGATTATTATAGGTCTAAAACAATGATACCACGACGTGTCAACCCCCGCTTCGCGGGATGACCACCCTAGGCGCTGTGCCTGTTTAGGAGCCCGTCCCCGGATGGCCCCGTAACAGCAACTAGGTTCCCCATGTCCAAAGCTCGTTACCGCTTCACTCCGCGCTCACGCTCGCGAGCTGAAGATGAATACGACGACGAGTTCCTCGACAGTCCCTTCCTACCAGACCTCACCGTCTATTCCCCCGATACCCCATGGGAAGACACCGGGTTGGTCACAGCCGAAGGCGTCCCCATCGAACGGTACGGCGCCGAGCCCATTGGCTTCCTCACCTTCGATGACACTTCAGAGGACGCGTAGAGCCTCACGACAAGCTCGTACAGTGCCCTTCCGAACTTGTGCCGCTATGTAGATAGCCCACTTGAGTGGAGGGCCTGTACGAGCTTCCTACGGGCTCTGAACAAGGGTGCGACAGGCTATCCCGATGTTTGGGGTAGAATGCGCGAGCCTCCCCTCGAAAGTGAAACTAAGGAGAATACCCCCCGGCGCCCCATGCGGCTCGCACGTCATGCGAGGGCCGATCCCTAAGGCTTTGCCACATGCTTTGCCACTGGCCACGCTAGAACGCCCGTAAACATTGGGCTCGCGAAGGATGTAAGATGCCTTGACGCGTGGTGACGAGGGCATGACGAGGCCCGGCCGCGCATGTTCACGCTCGTGCTCGCTACCCTGTGTTTTTGCACTCGCTCGCTCACACCCGCGTCACAGGCTCGTGCGTCCACGTCACACGCTCGTGTGTGCTCGTGTGTGTGCCCTCATGCGCGTGTGCGCGTTCACTTCAGTGATCGCGAAAGACCTAAAATTATTTGGATCATCCACTTGACGGGAGGATCGGGATTTGCGATTATGAGTTGGTCAGAGCGGCGACGCACTGACTGGCCGGAGGGCAACCGGCTCACCCACGGATCGCAGCGAGCACTGCGAGGGGACACAAAGGGCACCATGCGACACGAGGCAAGGCCCGTAGGCATTGAGTAGGCAACAGACAGCGCACCAAGACGCGCCATCGCCGAAAGAGCTAGCGGCATTCCGGCCAAGTTGTGAGCGAGCGCTGAAGAGGCGAGAGCATGGGACGTGTGTGAAGGCGCTTAGGCGTGAGCCGGGCGCAATCACACTCTCTCAAATCGAAACCTAGGGCGTGAGTAACGCCCGATGGTCCTGGGGGTTGGCATCCCCGGCTGAAGAGATAAGCCACTGAGAGAGCAAACACCATGATTGACGCACTCATGACGCACGACCAACAGATGACATTCGCCTTCGGGTATCTAGGGCTGGCCATCGTCGCCTTGTCAGTGATCTTGAACAAGGTCGCGGCCAAGTATGACGCTCAGGACCAACGCGAAGATGCTGCGATGGATCAAGCGCCGAAGGGTTGGGCGTTCGCTGAAACCTAACAGAGCTAGGGCCTCGGGGGAAACCTCGGGGCCTTTTCTATTAGTGTGAACGCACACTTAAGTGCGTCACACAACTGAGAGAGCAAAGCATATGTGGACTATCGCAAACATCGTCGTGGCCCTGTGGATGCTTACCATGGGCGCGGATGATGCCTCACGAGGTCACTACGGGATGGCCGCAGTGGCGTTCTTCCTGGCATTCGTGAACATCGGCGGCGCATTGCTCGCCTTCATCTAAGCCTAGGGCCTCGGGGGAAACCTCGGGGCCTTTTGCGTTAAATGTACACTTATTGTGAACATCAACCTGAGAGAGCAACACATGCGCGAAGACGCAAGCCTGTCCGACACGATCCGCCGCATCAATCGCGAGATAGATGAGGCCGTCCGGGAGCGGGAAGAGAACGTGAGCATGTTGGAATTGATCTGAGCTAGGGCCTCGGCGAGCAATCGTCGGGGCCTTTTGCTTTTTGTGTGAGCCGCATTCAAGCGGCCACTACTGAGAGAGCAAACACCATGTGCAAAAGCTGCGACGACATCGTGACTAGTGACCTTAGCCGCTTCGGCTTCCGTGAAAAGCGGTTGGCCGCCGAGTTGCTACTCGCCTACACCAAGTCCACACCGGACTGGCTCGGCGATAACGTCACAATCGCGCTGAACACGCACTCCGGCAACGTCTTCCTCACGGATGAGGATTTCAACGTCGGCATGATGAATGGTGAAACGCTAGAGCAATGGCATTGGTGCGGCGAATGCGGCAACGAGGGATTTGCTGAAGACGTGTTCAAGTTGGTCGCCGGAGACGACGACGACGACGAACCCAAGCGTGTCTGTAACTCGTGCGAACACGAGTTCTAAGCCTAGGGCCTCGGGGGAAACCTCGGGGCCTTTTGCTTTTGATAGAGCCGCAATCAAGCGGCCACTGAGAGAGCACACCATGCACATTGAGCACGAGAGCGAGCGCTTCGCTTGGTACTACGATAGCCGGATGGGCGTCGGACGGTTTGTTCGCAAGTCGGACGATGCGTTGACGTACCTGGAAACTGGCACGGATTGCCAAGACGTGCGCCGGTCTCTTCGGAGGCTTGAGCAAAAGACTAGCTCGCCTCGCTATCCGAAGGCGGCGCCGTCATTCGCGGACATCTTCGACTGTATCGCGACGGAGTATGAGTTCCACAACTAGACCTAGGGCCTCGGCGAGCAATCGTCGGGGCCTTTCTCATTTGTGCGAGCCTCACTCAAGCGGCCGCTACTGAGAGAGCAAAACATGCACTGGTATGAAATCACCATCTGTGTGGTCATGGGCCTCACGCTCTTCGGCATCGTGGTCATCCACGAGCTGCGCGAAGTGTTTGAAGAGCCCGCGGACGCGAGAATGCAACGAGCCATGCGAGAGATCGCGCGGGACATCCCGTGGGCGGACAATAGCAGGGCTAAGCCTAGGGCATCGGCTACGGTGCGCCGGGAACGCGTCAAGCTCCCTACAACGAAGCCTAAGGCATCTGCGAAGGTGCTCGCTGGCGGGAACGACAATCTGCCTAGCTTCGGCTCGGCGGCTTGAGCATGGGGCCTCGGGGGAAACCTCGGGGCCTTTTGCTTTTGTGAGACCTCGCACTCAAGCGGGGCTCACTGAGAGAGCAAACACCATGCAAACACTCATCGAACGCGCCATGCTGGTCTATCAGTGCGGCATCGCCAACGTCTTCGCGGTCAAGAGCTTCGACCTCAACGTCGCAACTCGGGAAGAGCCGGTGCGCCTCATGCAATCCGACTTCCGTACCTGTGAAGCCTTTGCGCGGGGCATGTCAGTCGCCGGGACCTCTGTCCGCTCGGCACACTGCAACATGGCCGGTGACATCGCGTTGCAAGATTGGTCGCTTGATCTGGACGATGCTCCGTTCCGCGATCAAATGCGTCCAGTCGCGATCTAGCTCTAGGGCCTCGGGGGAAACCTCGGGGCCTTTCTCATTTGTGCGAGCCGCGATCAAGCGAGCCGCACACTGAGAGAGCAAGCACATGCAAACCACGATCACACCTGTTTCGTGCAAGTACGGCGCCCCGATGGGCCGACGCACACAGCCCGGCGATCCTTCTGGCGAGCGCATTCACCTGCGACGCGTTCGGATTGATTGCGGCGGCTATGACAGCGGCGGCGCCTATTGGGGCCTAGGGCAACCACTCTTTGAGGCGTTCACGCCTAACGGAGACTGGTCAACCTACTTCCGAGCACGGGACCGGGACGCCGCGAAAGCAGCGGTGCGGGAAGACTACCCCGACGTGAAGTTCTTTAGATGAGCCTAGGGCCTCGGGGGAAACCTCGGGGCCTTTTGCTTTTAGTGGGGGGCAATCATGCCCGTCAAAACTGAGAGAGCACCACATGAACGCACTTAGCATCGCAGTCGCAGTGGCCAACGCCGAGGCCCCGATCATCGACACCACCGCGGAGGAAGTTATCGAAGTCTCCGCGCAAACCGTCTTCAACGAGTGCTATCGCAACCTGTTTTCGCAGGGTGCGCAAAGCGCGAACGATGGCGGCGGTTGCATGTATCGGGGACCGAACGACTGCAAATGCGCCGTTGGGTTCTTCATCCCGGATGCCAACTATTATCCGAGGCTGGAGGGCTCAACGATTGAAGCGTCGAAGGTCTTGAACGCGCTGCCTCTGGAGTATCACGCTCACAAGGGCTTGCTTGGCGACCTTCAGGCGAACGTCCACGACATTAAGGGTGCGTGGTCGGAGCCGCGCGACTTGCACAACGCATTCGCCGCGGTTGCAGCACGTCACGGACTGAAGATGCCGCGCGAGTATCCGCCGGTCGCCTATGGTCCGCAGTTCCTACACTACTAAGCCTAGGGCCTCGGGGGAAACCTCGGGGCCTTTTGCTTTTTGTACGGGGCTAATCCCGCAAACTGGAGAGAGCATCATGAGCACCACGCGCCACATCGGAGCCGACGACAAGGCCGCTATCGTTGCACACCTGGAGACCGCCGCCCGCACCTACACCGCGGAGAGCGTGAACGTCGGGAAGCGCACGAAGGCGTACAAGGAACTCACAGCCAAGGCTAAGCAGGCTGGCGAGTTCGCCGACATCATCGAAGCGTCCAGCGGCGACTACGTAGTGACGTTCTCGGAATGAAGCCTAGGGCCTCGGGGGAAACCTCGGGGCCTTTTGCTTTTGTGCGGGCACATGCTCGCGCAAACTGAGAGAGCACCCATGAAAGCCTTCTACACTGGCGCGGCCGTCGCTGCCTTCGTGTCCGCTATGTTCATCGTTGCCGCTATCACGGCGACCACATCGCGAGCGCAGAGCTACGGCGGCTATGCCAACTCCGGCTTCGGTATGTCGCGAACGTTCTCGCAATGCCGCCAGTCTCTCGATCCCGGCAAGCCTATCGTCTGCGGTCGCAAGTCCGCGGAGAAGGCGCGGCCGGTAGCGCGTAAGAAGCGCTAACCAAACCTAGGGCCTCGGGGGAAACCTCGGGGCCTTTTCCCGTTTTAGGTGGGCGTTAATTCCCTACAGTGAACCTCTGTCTAATGATGGCTTCGTATCGCGTTGTCGATACGGGGCCATTTTCATTTTGTACGGGGCTATGTTGTTATAGCAACAGCCTCGAAATTCGCCGATTTCATCGCAACCAAATTACTCAACGCGATGCATTAATTATAACTTTCGGCGAACCCGAAACGAGGACTCAGTTAGGTGATAACCTGCGACGGGTAGTACACCCTGCAACGACAGGTGTAGCCAGACTGAAGGGGAAGGGGACTATCGCAATGCCGCACACTGCTGCCGGTCAACCGCCAGACTGTTCTCGCTGGTTGGGCGACCGACTTTATGAGTTCACCGACTATCTCAAGACGTTCATGCCCGACATGCTGTTGTTGATACCTGAAGGTGACTACGACAGCATGGCGCTGATTGAGACGTGTCACGCACGATCCATTCTCGCGGAGACAGGCGACGCGCCGCATCCCGGCCGTACCTTTTTCCCCAAGTGGGTGTGGGACACCGTCTTTACAACCAATCAGTGATTTCCTAAAATAGTCCTGTTAAGTGGGAAACCAAATCATGTAGAAGGTGTTCATACCGTGGACGATCAACATAAGGGAGTAGGGTTCAATGGCTTCCGGCAGAGAGGCGAGCTTGGGTAGTATGCCGAGCAAGTTCCTGAAGGCTTTGGAACGGCTTCAGGACACTCATGCCGACCTAACCGTTCGACAGCTACGCTACCTCATGTTTGTCGCCGAGCATCCCGGCCTCACCGTTGCCGAGGTTTACCGGGCGCTCGGATCACATGCGAGCATAGCGTCGCGCACGTTCGCCATCCTCTCCGATGTGGGTACGCCCAAGGTGGAGGGGTTAGGCTTCGTGGACATGCGTCCAGACGAGAAGGACCGGCGATTACGAAGATTGTTCCTAAGCGCTAAGGGTGGGCGTTTCCTCGCCGACCTCCGTAAAGACCTCGGGCTCTAGCAATAGAGCCCTTCTCTTTTTGTAGAAGACCCGTAACTGAGAGAGCAAACCATGCAGACACAGACCCTCACGAAAGGCGTCCGACCTCACGGCAATGGCTTCATTGCGGAGCCGATGTTCAAGGGGCGGCGTCACCGTCACATCTTCAAGACCGAGCTATCGGCCGCCGAGTGGCTACTGAAGGCTCGGGACGCCGACAAGCGCGGCTTGCCGATCCCCGTGCCAGCGGAGACGCTGGTAGCGGCCAAGATCAGCACAGCGAAGGAAGTGGTGGACCACACCTTCAAGATGCGATGGGCTTCGCAGAAGTCCGCGGATCACACGCTCATGTGCGCCATGTGCTTCGTGCGTTGGGTAGGCCCCAGCGTCCCGGCTAGCGAGGCGTTCACGACGGAGAAGGTTCACGACTACGTTGCGGTCATGATGGCCGAGCGTAAGAGCGGCAGCACGATCAATCGCCACCTTGCCCGTATCTCGGCTATGGCGAAGATGGCCAAGGCTCTGAAGCTCATCGCGGACCTACCGCACCTTCCCCGTCAGAAGGAAGGTATGCACCGCATCCGCTACTATGAGCACCACGAGGAAGAGGAAATCCACGCCAAGCTCCGCGAGTGGGGCTTTGACGATTGGGTAGACTACTTCATCTTCCTCGCCGATATGGGAACCCGCCCCAGCGAGGCCGCTCGCTTCGACTGGCGCGACTACCGTAACGGCGTCTGTCACTTTGCACAGACGAAGAACGACCTAGCGCGGTCGCTGAAGCCTACGACCCGAGTGGTCGAAGCGCTCAAGCGGCAGCGAGCCCGCCACCACAACGCTCCCGGCCCGTTCGCTTGGGTTACGCCGCGGGAGGCGCGGACACTGTGGGACCGCCTACGCACTCACATCAAGTGGCTTGGTCCCGATACCGTCATGTATACGTTCCGGCATACTTGCGCTTCACGGCTCACGATTGCCGGTGTAGACCTCAACCGCATCAAGACGTGGATGGGGCACAAGACGATCATCACGACGCTCAAGTACGCCCATCTTGCGCCGAGCAGCATGGACGCGGGAACGGACGCCCTGGAGGCGTTCCAATCCCTAAACCGTAAGGCACCTGAAGGGGAGTTGGTCACTTGATTGGAACCGGGTTCGGCGTGATCGCCGTTATGGTGTGCCTCTATATCGACAGCCGATTGGAGGGCCGAGCCCGGTCCCGTTTTCGTTGGTATCTTGGGGGCGGCTACGCCGTCCTCGTTTGTGCATTTATGGCCTTCGTCCTCGTGGGCCACGTCTACAAGCTTTAATGTGCGCTCTCTCGCACACAACTGGCCCCCTCGGCGAAAGCCCTGGGGGCCTTCTTTTTAGGAGCAGCAGAGAGGCACCATGAAATACATTCTCATCCTGTACGTCTTGGCGAACCAAGGGCCCACCACCTTGTCGGAAGAGTTCAACAACAAGGACGCTTGCGAGACAGCCCGTGTGGCGGTTCTCAGCTCGGCTTCGACCGAGTGGGGCGTGTGGAAGGTGGACGCCTTCTGCGTAGCCAAGGGCATCGACAGCAACGGCCGTATCAACTGAAATCTAATGCGGACGGCCGCGAGACGAGACCTTCCATGCCAGTGGCAATCGCTGTAGCAATGCGGGGAAAACCGGCTCGTGGGCGTGGCGGAATAGGTAGACGCAAGGGGCTTAAAACCCCTCGTGCTTCAAGCACTTGCCGGTTCGATCCCGGCCGCCCACACCATCCGTGCTTCAGACTTAAAATCCCTTGTCCCTCACGGGACGTGCCGGTTCGAGTCCGGCCGCCCGCACCAAGCCACACGTAGCTCAGTCCGGCAGACCGAACACCATCAGCGCGTCGCCCTGCCGGAAGCCCCAGATCTGGCTGCCGCCGGCTGCCACGGCGACATACTGGCGCCCGTCGATCTCGTAGCTCACCGGCGGCGCGTTGACGCCCGCCCCGCAGTTGAAGCTCC